TTTATCGATAACTGCTACGTGCACTTCATCATTGGAAGCGTTATTTTTTGTTGCAAAATCAGATGTTCCTGGAGCGGCATCAAATTCATTTTTATACGCCCACTGAGTAAATGCTGAATCATTAGCAGAGTGCGGACATAAAGAAACTTGTAGACTGTTTCCAAGAGCTCCTGGATATTTTGCTATGAAGTTTCTGCCATCAGAATCTTGTGCCGCTTGAACTGTGTTCCAGTGGTCTAAGTCTCTGATTAGTGGCGCGTTTCCATCACCAAATCCTGAACGATGCCCATTATACGCATTTACTCCGTTACTGTCTACGACACGAACTACCTGCAGTGCGTTCGTATACTTAAGAAAGTATGATGCAGAATGGAAATCGAAAGTATTGATGGTGTCGGGAGATCCAAATCTCTCAACCAAAGTCGCTTCATTGTCAACTTTGACTGGCTTTAGAACGGGTCCCCAGCTAAAATTACCTGCAATCGCTCCCGTTGAAGATGATACACTAGGCACTACGCCTGAAAGGTCAATTTCTCGAACGGTAATTGCAGGAGACTCTGAAAATGCCATATCTTCTTCCTCTCGAGTTAATTATATGATTGCCATAATACGATTCTTTTCACTCAAAACTATTTATAATATTAGAAGTTTTGATCTCGATGGTCTAAAGCCCACGGCCTATCCTCAGTAGCCTCTTCAACATGAGGTTCACCTTGATCTATGATTCCGAATGGAACAATGTCGTCTTCAATCGCTTTCATTTTGTGCTTGAACATGAGCTGTTTGATATTGATATCAGTCATATCTGAAAAGTATTGAGTTGATATGAAATAACCGAACATCACCAGATTCATGACTAAGTCATCATGGTTTCCTACAGAAGCCTCAAAGGAAACACCTTTAGAAACAAATGTCGATATTTCAAGAATTGTATTCTCATCACTAACATCCAATTTCTTGTTTTCCAAAAGATCTTTAAGTGCTGAACACCCTATCCTCTTAACTTTTCTATTCATCTCAACACCAATTTGATCAGCCTTTAATGCTGATCTGACATGGCAATTCTCATATTCTAAATCATAATAAAGGCCGGTGCAAACAATACCACCCTGATCATTTGCCTCAATTATGACATACGCATCGTTGTAAGATTTCGCATACTTATAGATAATATTGGGGAAGAGTAAAGGAGAGATAGTATTGTTGCGATAAACAGCAACCTGCTTAAACGGGCGAACGCTAATATCGATCAAATTAAAAGTAGAATAATCCTGACCTCTTCCCTTGCTTACATCTACACACATTACGTAGTCGTGATCTTTTATTGCTTCTTCGTAAATTAATACATCACCGCCTTCAAGCAAATGCTTGTGTGGTGATGCTCTCAATGCTAGTAAGGTTTCAGCATTGATAAGCGTATCGCCCGTTCCAAAGAAAGTATTTCCAAACTCTTGATCAAACTGTAGTTGACTTGTGTTTGCTATAGTTGTAGCTTTCCATCTCTCATCTCTACCCGGCACATCATGCCAATCTACTCTCATAGGAGTAAACTCATTTGTTTTTTGATTTGCGCCTTCCCATATCTTATGAAAGACATTACCTAAACCGTTAGCAGTAGATGTGATTATAACTTTTGTATCTTCACCTGCAGAAATAACAGGATATGTTGAGGTATAAAATTCGCCGGCCTTTTCTACAAAGGCGAACTCGTCGAGGTAGAGTAAGCTAACAGATAAGCCACGGATTGAAGAACCACTAGTAGCACTAGCAATAATCCGTGAGTTATTAGAGAACTCCAAGGAACCCTTGTTAAGAGCTCGAGTCCCCGGCTGCAAAAAGAAAGGTATATTTTCGAGCATAAGCGTAACTCTCGAAAGCATCTCTCGTGCCACGGCACCTTTGTTCGCGAGGATCGCAACAGTTTTTTCCGGATTAAAAAGTACATACCATAAGAGATAAGCGCATACTGATATTGATTTACCTGATTGACGACATGCCAATATAATACTAAATCGATTATCCTCAAAGTGACTGAACATCTTTGATTGATAAGGATATAGTTTGAAAGGTACTAACCCTTCATCAAGTGAAACAATTTTAATATAATTTTCTGTGAAATACGCAGGGTCGTTAAAACACTTTTGATACTCAACAAGATCCTCTTCGGTCCATTCTTGTTGAATACCGTCCTTCTTTACATTTGCATTTCCTAAATATGATTCCGATGTAGATCTAGCCACTATCTTTTTCCTGAGGAGTTATGTTTACCATTTTCTTCTCCTCTTTTTTATCTTTGCTCAATATTCGTTGAAGCTCTGTTGTAGAACCAACAAATAGATTATTATTTGTGACTCTCTTTGTACCTTCTTCGGCGTCAGCTTTTTTCTTATTCAGGTCCATCAACTTATCATTAGTGTCAGTAACACTGCGTAACATCTGGCCTAAAACCTCAATAGCTCTAGGATGCTCAGTTTCCTCAGCAATTCTCATTGCTAAGTCTAAGCTATCTTTTCCTTTTTCTATGAGTTCTCTTAAGTTGTCTCGTGTATACTCATAATCTACTTGTAAATTATCAGAATCACGATCCTGCAATTGCTTCGCCATCACTATCACTCGCTAATTTTATCACTTCATTAAATCCAAAGTCACTGTCACCTGTAACTAATGCTGTAGGTGTAATGGTTTGTCTTTCCAAAGGAAGATCCGAATCATTATTACCAACACCCATATTAAAGTATTTCATCTCTGCTTTTGTAATAATATCTTGATCTGCAACAGGACCATAAAAGAAAATGTGCATTTCAAAATCCATGCTATATTGTATCACTGTCCTTGATGCAAGATCGCCTTCATATTGATTTTCTAAACTTACTCCAGTTAAAATCAAAGGAACATCTTCTTTGATATCGCTGAAATTAGAAAACGGCTTTATTGTTATATTATATTGCGGTGCGAAATATGGAAGTATCTGTTCAACAATCTGCAATGCATCATCTTGTGTAGTAGCATAAGCAGACAAGTTAAAGTTCATGATGTAGGGAACAGATATGTTGAATTTTGTTCTTTTATCTGTAGCTTTACTTGTAGTTGTTTTTTGAAAAGCATTTACTTTAGGAAGCTGTCTCTGCGCATCATAATTTATTCCTGTGATTTCAAATGAAAGCCTAGGAAGTTTTATTGCAACCTTTGTGTCATTTTCTAATGATTGATTCTCTCTGATTCTTTCAAGATACTTTGACCTCGGCGCGTATGCGATAGGGACTTTCATGGTCTGTAATACAGTACCATCTGACTTTTTTCTTATGATGTAAATATCATTGAATATTCGTCCAAAGCTTGCAACAGCTTTTCTGATTCTTGCATGATAATAATGATTGCCAAACATATCTAGCCTCTATAAATCTTTTGTATGTGGTCTTCGAATGCTTCTACTTTTTCCAATCTATTTGGCCACTTAATATATTCTTTTTCAGGATTCAATTTTAAATTATTCAATAATGGCGTGATTGCATTATAAAGTTCATCTAATTTTTGTTGTGCACCTTTGGCTTCATTAGCCATGGTGTGCATAGTCTGAGTTACTTCTAACTCGTCTTCATTTACGGCTGTAAAGCCAAAGTCAAATATTTCTGCCATTACTCAGGATCTCCAAATGGGTTGTTCTCTGAAAAGTCAATGAATCCTGTTCCTTCGCTTGAGAAGAAATCATTCTGTTCATTTTCAGAAATCTTATTATCTTCTAAGAATACGCTTATGTCGCCTTCTGCATTAGTTGTCTCACCTCTAATTCTTCTAGCATTATCAGAAGATACAAAGAACTTATGTAACTTACCATCGCTTGTACCAATCCTGTTAACCGTTATCTTATTAGTGTCTGTATTATAATTTATAATCTCTCCTGTTATCTCTACACCAGATGAAGTTGTTTGCTTGACAATCTCACCTACTTGGAAATCTAGGGTTGATGGTTTAGTAATATTGGCCAGAGTAAGAACAACCTGATATGTGTCATCCAATTCAAGCTGATCAATAGAAGCAATACCCGTATCGAGATCTTGGCCAGAATATTCAAATAAGTTACATCTCATCTTGAATACAGGAAGATTTGCTAATTGATAAAAAGGTTGTTCGTGTTCTACATGTCCAATTTCAAAAAGTGATTTAGTTAAAGGTAAATAAATCAAATCTCCCGGCTTTGGATTTTCTTCTGTTTCGACTCTTGGTATCCTAATAGTTGTAGCAGCCAGCTGGCCTACAACCGATCTCCATCTTCGACGTGAAACTACAAAAGTCGCCTCATCTCTTATCTCAACTCCAAACTTTGTAAATAGATCTCCTTCTCCTTCAAACCCATCAGCATTTTCGATATACATCTCAATCTTATGAGAGCTTCCAAATCTCGATTCAATATCTTCACCAAGAATAGAGTCCTCGCTCACGACTTCTCGTGGCAAGTAATACACATCCTGTCCATACATCTTAAGAGATTCTATGACAATGTTCTCATACAATCTTTGTTCTGATGTTACTGCATCGCTGAAATAGAGATTCTTAGCCATTATTAGTAAACTTTCGTTTTGCTCGTATCCACATATCTGGGTTGACAATATGCAGTTGCTTTATTTTCTTGAGGCACGTTCGAATAACCCGTATAGTTTCCGTACCTCTTAACCAATTGTGATGCAAAGTAATTGCATCTTTCAATATCATAGAACATCATATCCTTTGATACCGTTTGACCGCCGACGATCAATATGAGCAAGAAAACATGCGTCAACCTACAAAGAAATCAGGCGGTAGTTCTTGTTCTAGCCTAATTCTCTCCATTAACCGTTCAATGTCTTGTGCTGCATCATCATATAATTGTCTTCCATTCAATGTCACTCCTCCCGGAAGTTGCATTCCTTCAAACTTAATTAAGTTAGATCCCCATTGTTGTTTGATTATAGCTGTAGCATATTCTTTCAACCACATATCATTATACACCGATGTATGCGTATCAGGGTTTATTGTTTGATACACCTCAGCCACAATATATTCATTTTCCAGTATA